TTTTGCAAAAGTGTACTACTTATATAAAAACATATAACTTACAAGTAGCGCACGACTAATTAAAATTGTATACTAAGAAATTAAAAATTCCTTCTATCTGCCACACGGCAAATAGAATTGTAAAAACTTTCTAAGTTTACAAAATTGTTTGTCGTGGGCCTCGATTGTCTAAAACCGAACCTATGGTACACTCATAGGATTTCTCCTTTCACGCATGAAAGGACCCGCCTTCGTCTCATTTAATTATGTTGTCACTGGCTGAGACCAAAAACCATCCCTGCTGACTAGGTCGCGTCAGGATCAGGGACGTTGTATGTGACAGGGATGCCGCTGAAGAAGAAAAATGACATATCTTCTCCAGCAGCGGTGTATTCGCTTGCTGCAACAGGATCACGTTGATCTGTGATATCCGCTGGATTCAACCCCATGTGCAAGACGAATTTACGCCTTCGAGAATCACTTGAACTCACTTGTCTAGCAGGCGTAAATCGGGCGTTTTCATAGTACGGAAATTCTGTCTCAATCGCACCATTAACGCCTAAAACGGTTGTTGCTGTACCGGCAACAGTGGAATGCTTAAGAGCCATCGTGTTCTCAATAGATGCTCTATCGCTAGGTTGTACTTGTCTCAAATCTCGTCTGAACCTATACGCTTCATCATTAGTTGTCGCATTCGCGACAAAAGGTTGATATGGCACATTTTGAGTGCCTGCAAATACAAATTTCTTTCGGAACGCTCCACGAAATCCAGCATAAGCCGGAGCAAAGTGAGTCCAAAAGCTTGGAAGAACGTAATTGTATTTGTCCCCTGCAGGTGTAGCATCAATGCCAGAAACATCATAACCTCTATAATAAGGTCTAGTTGTGGCAGTCACAGCAATATCGGTTCTCAAATTGGGGTCAGGAGCTCCGGTACTATGAACACGATGCAAACTATATCTCTTAATCAACTCTCTAATAGACGTTGGGCTTTCACCAAAGAACACTTCCATATAATGATCCGATGCCGAACCACTAACGTTAATTGCACCCACAGCGTCAGCTCCAACTGGTTTTGTAGGAGCTGATGTTGCTAAATTCTCACCTGACTGTGATTGAAAAACTTTTGGAGCTTCGGTAAGAGGAGTGAACACCGATAGGTTCTGGAACCCATCAGTGGTCGGCATGCCAAATTTGGCGTCATCCTCCATTCGCACAAACACGTTAAATGAGATATTAGAGTCTGCGGCTGGAGCTACCAATTGGTTTAAAACTTGAATACGAATCATGCCATTAGTGAACTCATATTCAGGTGCAAAACCACCTGTTGTCCTAAAAGGCAAATCACTGGATAGGTAATTAGAACATTGTTTAAAAGGTTGAGCTTGACACCACCCAATCGTTATTTCAAAATCATCATGATCGGCAATATCTATAACACGAGTATAATTCGTGTTAAAAGACGCTTCTTGTGTAGCAAAATAACTCGGATCGTATTCCACCACAATTTTACCTTTATGAAATTTCGATTTAACTATCTGAAATTTGTACGTAATTGACCCATGCCAATAATTGAAACACTGCGCCATATATGCCATAGGAGTTGCATGGTATTCAGTATGAGTCTGTTGTGCTCTATCAAATAATGACGGCGTCACTCTACACTCAAACAGATTAGTGCCCGGAGATTCATTAGCTTGCATATCAAACGTAGTAAGAAATGATTCACGCTTAACGAAACCAAGGATCGACATTTCATCTTGAGGTGCCAATCCCACCGTTGTGGGATCAATCGTCAATTCAGCTTTGCTGTCCAAAGATAACTTCTGAATTGCATCCGATGCGTCCACATTGGCAAGATTACCTTGAGGTAAGGGTTTTACCAATGTTATTTCAGATACAACAGGAGGACGTGAAAAGCCAAACATCATAGCTATTTTCCCAACAGCTGAGGCTGCTATTTCTGTAGCACGCGCATATGGTGAAATAACTGGAATAGTGCTAAGAGCTCCTGCAGCTCTTGCAACTGCAGAAGCAGGTTTGGAAATGATTCCCATGCCATATTCATCCTTGCTTGCCTTAGTCAAAAGACCACTTTGAGATTGGTAAACCAATCTCTTTTTGGCAGTTGGAGGATCAGCTACATGGGAAGTCGGAACAGCCAACTTAATGTCAGAAGCCCAAGCAAAGATGGATATAGAAACCGGGTCATCACCTCCGTTCGCATGCCTCAATGCTTGAGTACTCTGCAAAGTAACAGTGCCCAAAGCAAATGAAAGATCATCAGTAATGGAGATAAAATTCTCGGTCCAAAAGAAAGGCACTTCAATATCACCACCCTGATTGGCAGAAGGATCAATCCAAATATGTGGACGTTGCGAACAGCGAATAACATCTTGTGCGACAGGTGCTCGTGTCAGTTCTAAATCATTGTCCAATTTTTGGATTGGATTATAACTAACGAGAGCTCTGCCATAATGAAAAGGAGTACCACTGATAACAACACGCATATGCAACTTGTGGCGCAACAATTCATAATTCTTAGTTTTGTCATAAAAGTATTCATTTTTATGTAACAATTCCCAAGGATCAAGAGCATCGAGCAAAGATTGCCCAACATCCCAAGATGTTTCATAAATCTTAACGGGACGCGCAAGCGAATCACCAAGATTTGCATCCACATTGTAGCCGTGATCCATTGTTCCCTCATACATAGCATTGCGAGTATAAGTGTAACCGGCATTCTCAGCATTAAATTCCAAAATCTGTTCGCGAGCCACAGGTTGAGATTCTGTAATATTCGCACCATCCTCTGTCTCACCCGATTGCGATTCATAACAAATAGGCGTGAACATAAACGTTTCAGTTTTCTGGCGCAATTGAAATCTCCAATCATTTTGTAATCGTCTTTGATCTAGTTCTCGTGGCAATTTACCATAAACTAAATTATTGACTTCGTCACTGTATGATTTGCGCTTCTTTCCCTCACTATAAGCTTGACTTGATAAGTCTCTCTTACGAGCGGAGGGCAATTCGCCAGATTGCGATACAAATTGCATCAGTGCCTCAGGACAACTCTTGGCCACAGGCTCATTGTCTGTAACCAAACCGTATGACTGAAGCAATTTAACTTCCGAAATTTCCGCGTCAGCGGGTTGCATCGCATTCAGATGTTCCACTTCATCTGTCAAATCTGCAACCTGCTTCTTCAATTTTCGGACGTGATTGTATTTGCGGGTCAATTGATTCCGCAATTCATGCACGGTATCGTGCAAATGAGCATTTTCTTGCTCATATTGACTGATTTTATTAAGGCGATCAATCAACGCCTGTATATCTAAATATTGATTTGTAATGCTGTTTTAATTATAGAGTCAATTCTAACATTATTGAATTGCTCCAGAGCCATCAACTATTTAGTGTAGCGAACACTCAATCCTAAAAAGAATTGCTCACTATCTCATGGTTTTCTACACTTTTCCACTCCATGACGGACTGAGTGACAAGCGAGTCCCTACCCATGAAAGGTTCTTCAACTTAATGTCCATGTATCCAACGGACAATGATCATCGAACAAATCTTACAATCTCGATCATGAAGATTGTAAGAGTGAAGAGCATTAAGCTCGATCAAATTTCATGCGAATACTTCGCACAAAATTCGTCCACACGCCTAGAGTAACTCTTGAGGTCACCCACGAAACCAGCAATACCGTTCACGCGAGCGACTTCATACAATTGAGATACTCTCTTTTCATATATCTTTTCCCCAAATTGAAAGTATTTTGAGGCTACGTTACGGATAGCTTCAGCACTATGCATTTCTTCTGACATGAAATTGGATTTCACATGAGAATGCAGCATTTTTGCGATGCTATCTTCCTCAATAACAGCTCGATATAATTTCAATTCTTTGTCCCATACAGGAATATGTTTGAGAAAAGATAATTCAGCCATACCTACATATGGCTTGGATTTTGCTTCTTTATCTGCCATAGTGTATTTAATCCCACATTTAGCAAATTCTTCAGCGATAGCTGTGTGATTATACCAGCCGTAGCCTTTAGCTACAGACATAGCATTATCATCACCATACGTCATCAATGAAACCACTGTGTTGTACGGAGGTGGAGACCACCACAGCTTGCGTTGTGCAATTGCAAAGTAAACATATCTCATATATAAAGAATTCACAATGCTATTGATAACAACAGTTAAAGGATGACCAGATGGATTTGATCCAAAGAATTGGATTAAAGTTCCAAAATGGTCGTATGTAGGAGAACAAATTTCAGTAGCCAATCCGCGCATAATAGTGACATCTCTTTCTGTGTAATGATCAGAGTCAGAACAAATTGAAATGATAACATTAAACGCAGCAAGCATAAAACGAGAACTCATACATGAATCAAACGAGGCATAATCACCTGCAATAATGCGATCTTTGCCAAATTTGACAATGTGATTAACCAATTTAGTCCACTCAGGAGATTCGACATTAATGCCAACAGCACACTCAAATACTTCCCTATGCTTCTGCATCAAAGCAGAAAACATAAGGAAATATTTGCGCACCAAAAAAGTGAAAGGCATATTACACGCTCCAAACACTCTTACTTTATCCTTAGTTAACTTAGTTGGTTCATCTTTAAGCGCAGCTCTAAAAACAGTATTTAGTCTTTTACCTTGAGCCAACTTTTCTTCCATGTGAGCAATTTCTTTGGAAATAATAGGTCTAACCTCGTATACACAGGTGATACCTTCTACTTCACGTTCGCTTTCAGTAATATAATTTCGTTTAGTTCCCTTATATGGAAACCCAGCGGATGTTGAAAACTCCATAGAATTTACTCCATGCACTCCATCAATTCCACTAAAAGCTTCATCTGTGCTCAATGGTCGTAAGTTGAGGATTTCCATTTTGGGTAGTGCTTTGCGCACTCCCACAACATAATCCACAACCGACTTTTTGATCAAAGATTGATCAAATTTGTAAGCAATGTCTACCTTCTTCAATACATCTACCCTCTGGTGTCTAGGGTGTGACATATTTGGGGGTGGACCATGCTTAACAGGAATGCCCATTACACTGGCGACTGTGCTTGATATCATTGTTGGCACAACGGCTGAAACCCACGAAGATCGTGGCTCAGAGTGTGAACCAATAACTAGCGCCTTGGAATCACTCGGCAAATCAGCACATGCACTCTTGTAATGAACTGGACCAATGGGTCCTATTTTTACACCTGATATCACATCACTAAATACTTCAGCAGAGTGTGATATCAAGATGTCTGGGCGCTGTTTGAATTTCTTAACTGCGCCCAATAACATATTGCGGGTCACAAATGCAGCAGCTCCTTCGGACCCCAAGCCTGCAACATGAAAACCTGCAATAAAGGATCCTTTGCGCGTATGTGCTACCAAAGTAGCCATGCAAAGTCCTCTAAAAGTTTCTCCAGGGTAAGAATATTCGACGGACTCGAATGTTCCACCCAAATGGGACGTTGAGCGAGTTCGCACACCAAGAATATTTCGTTTACACTCCAAGCCAGATGCAGAAAAGTAATGTAAATCCATGGCAAATTTCTTATTCTTTGGAATATCACCAGGGTACAAATTTGTCATATCTTTGTGTGTTCCCGCTTCCGGACAATACCATAAAGCCAAATCTGTTCCTTCAATCTTCTGACAAGCATCAGGAGAGAGGATCAATTTAGTTTCAAAAGTATTAAACTTTTTAATCGTTGCCTCACTATTTTTATCCGGTACCATATGATTAGGAATAAGCAATATATTTCCGCTAACTGGAACAACATTACAAAAAGAGATTTTGTTGCTTTGAGGATTAGTAACATACAACATCATCTGTCTTTTTGAAACAATTTCGTTTAATTGTTCCGCGGAAGTAGTCTTAGCGATGGGCGTTAGGTCAACAGGAAAATCATAATCTCTTTGATTTCTGTCACTCCAGAAAGGTCTATCCTCTTGAGGCGCGCATTTCTCAGTGACAAAAGTGTTATCATACTGACTTTTAAATGTCTTCCTATTTGCCCGCAACTTATTTAAAATCCGAATGCAACCGCCAAATGCAGTCGCAACCATCAATTTTTGCGTTGTGGTAAGACTATTATAATAGGCACATGGGCGCGGCAGCCTTAGAACCTCACGCATATGAACTAAATTGTTCTTATAGATTCTGTAAGGCTTCACGCACAAGCCTAATATCGAAAAGAAAAACAACAGCAACATGCGCACAGGAGACCATCCGTATTCAGCCAAAGTTAGGCATGTCATAAATGATAAACATGCCAACATGACAGTCTTACGAAATGGGAATTCAGAGTATTTATATACATACACTACTGAAAACCAGTGCAACAATGTCAGCGGAAAAATTAATTTCTCTAACCAAATGCAAAATTGTTCTTCAAAGTCCAATATAAAT